TGGACCATAAATGGTAGGAATGCTTAGTAGGCCGCTGGGCACAAACTGTGGCTGCACAGAATCCACAATGTCCACATCAGCACGGGCCAGAGCCTGTGCATCCACAAACACTGCTTCAACTAGGTCACCGCTGGCACGTTCAATTGCATAGCTCGACGGTTCTGCAGGAAACTCTGTGGTTTCTGCAGCACTGAGTGTTACCTTGGCACGACCAAATTGAGCATTGATTATGACCATTTCTTTTTCAATCAGCTGTTGATTGCCAGCCAGATTGATCAGTCTGAACTTCAGCGCCGACCCTGTGATATTCACAGGTTTTTGATCTTGATTCACAAACTCAAACAAGATCACATTGTCAACACCTTTGTTGACAGTTAATTTTTTTGCATACACAGGGTCCCACCTCCGGTCAAAATAAGCGCCGCTGGTATCTACTAATAAAATTCGCTGAACTTGCTGATAAAGATAAACAGGGGTTGAATACATAGGACGCTCCAAACAATATTTACCTAAGGAGCCTTGGTATAAATATCCAAACTAATACTATATGGGCAAAGACTTATTTCAAAAACTAGCTGACAAATATCCGTTTATTACCTTGTGCGTTTACGCCAGCAATGAATATGTGGGGATTGTGCAAAACAGAGATGATGTTATCACAACCATCTATGACTTTGGAACTGTCAAAGATTCAGAACAAAAACGGCGTTATCTTGATCTGGCCAACACCTGGTGGTGGGAAAGCAACAGAAGCATTCCTATCAACATATTCCTGCGTGGGGAATGGGATGAATTTCGCCTGTGCCTTCGCACATTTGTCAACAAAGATCTGGAAATCCTGCACGGTCCTGTGTGCAGTCTAAATGACATTGCCCGCAGAAAGGGCAAACGCAAATCAATTACTCTTGTGAGACGCCTAGACTAACAGATTCATGTGCAGTGCTACCAGAGCACCGTAACCTATAGAATGCGCCTTTTTAAATGTATATCCTCGGCTGGTATCTCCATCCCAGACTGAATCAAACACTGTGGGCCAGGCTTGATTCTGCAGGTGCGCCTTGCCCGGACGTATGATCGATATAAATGCAGCCATCCTGGGTATGCTGTCAGGCCTCATGGTTTCCAGCAAATGTCCATAATTGCCCACATGAACCAACTGGCGTGCCCATTCAGGATCTTGCCATAATCTTGCCCAAGGAGGTGTGGCCACAAGCACAGTTTCATAGTGCTCAGGACTTTTAATCAACTGATACACACTCATGTTCAAGAAGTCCAGTTTGAAGTAGCCACGTGATTCTGCTGACTCGTAGTCTATAGCAGCACAGTGATTGATAGGATCTTGCGGAATGTCTGTGACATACACTCCTGAATTGTGACGTCTAGGTCGCCCATCTGTGATCTGCCGTGCAGGAGTATGCTGAATCAGTTTCAGTATGTGTTCGCGATCAGCAAAGTCAATGTCAATGTCTGCGCTCATACTGTACACAAGGCCACAACGGTTTTCAATTGCTGTTCAGCTAGACGCACAGCATCCAGTGCATCGGCCACAGCCGGATGCTTTTGTGCCAGGTCCTGGGCTGCTCTCTCTTGCATCATCTTTAGCCATGCCCAGGCCAGTGCTTCTTCAGCATTGGCTGTAAGACCCACACTAGAGCCACCGCCAATGGTAAGCCAGGTGTAGCCATCATACACCTGCATTTGACTGTTATGGTATCGTACCAGACCTGCACTAGGAGTATTGTTGTTGATGGATGCTCCAATTGGGTTTGATACTGTGACCCATGTGCTTGCGGAGTAAACGCTGGTGATCATTATGTTACCATCCTGCTTGTTTCAAAATATTCTTGGCATAGGCCTGATCCTGGGGTCTATCCTGAAATCGTTTTTGCCAGGCATCGCTGTCAATATAGGGCCATATCATAGCAACCTGTGTGGTGTCTAGTTCGCTCAGGAACTTCTGCCCGGATTCTGAATTGTAAATTACCCAGGCACTTATTCTACCTGCGGTCACAGCATAGCATAACACATTGGCGTTGCCATATCTCATGCAATCATGTGCAGGGCTAGAGTTTTTTTCTGACCAGTCTATGCCAAACTCTATGGCTCGGGCTAGTGCATCATCCACTGCTTCTACCTTTAGATGATCCACCAGATACTCTGTGTATACTTTGTCGCTGCACCAGTGATCAATCTTGCGATTGTGTTTCAACAGCCAAGCCATGAATCTTTCTGGATTGATCACTCGAGTGTTCACACAGTAGTGTCCAAACTTCACAAACGCACGATAATAACTGCTTTCACAAAAGGTATCGTGTGACTTGTTTCTGGCTGATCCTGCCAGGCTTTCATAAAAGCGAATGTAGGCTTGGAATCCCAGTCTTGGCCCAGGCTCGTCACGTTCGCGTTGTCGACGTTTGGGCTCGCACATGTGCGCCTGTATAGATGTTTCTCTCACAAACTCTTTTTTGCAGTATTCACACACATGGGTCATGCTGATTACTTTTTGGTGTTACCCGAGTCTCGATTGTATACATCTAGTTCTTTTTGTGTAACCAATTGTGCCATTACGTCAATTTCGTCGTCTTTGTAGGTGGGATATATTTCCATCAAGGCTTTACGTTTGGCACTGAGTCCTGCTTCTTTTTTCTTGGGAGCAATCCAAGGATGTCGCATTGTGCCCATGCCCGGACTCATTGCAGTAGCACACAGCCATTGCAGTTTGGGATGACGGCCTATGTCAAAAAAGTGCTTGTTGAGATAGTGGTTGCAGCTCTGCACATAGTATTCTTGCAGTTCCTGAGCACCATCTACTGCTGAGCCCCAGCGCAACATTAAAAACGTGGAGAATTTCTTGCGCTCATCTGAGTCAAGTTCATCATAGAAGTTTCTGTTCTTGACGTCCAGTTGGCGCATCTCGTTTGAAATGTGTAGTTTATCACTCATGTGGTCTTGCTCAGTTGATAGATCATTATAGCACGTTCCAGAGCGTCTTGTAAAGTGGGATTGGTCCGGGCCGTTCGCCGAATCTCACCCCACATCTTGTCTTCCTGTATATGATCATACAAGGGTCTGCTATCACTGGTTCTAGGATCATGATCATGGCCCACCACTGTGCGAGCAAGTTCGCCGGCACGTCTGGAGTACACCGTGCCGTCCACACGCTCGTAGATCAAAGGCACACCAGGCACAAGGCTACCCATACTGATACCCGTACTGAACATGTGCCCAACGCAGGAATCGTTCTAGTCCTTCACGGTCTTCGGGATAACTTTCCAGATACAGTCTAGCCAGTCTATTGATTGTTACAAATACTTCAGGTTCTGTGTAGGACATAAGTTACCAGGCCTTGTTGTAGTCAACTATTTCGCAGTTGCGACTAACGTCTTTTACAAAGTAAACGCAGTCGGGTTGTTCAGCATCGTTGATAGGTACGCATAACATCTGTCCGTTCTTGAGTTTGGGTGCATACCAAGACACTTCTTGATAAACGTCAATGATCTCAATGGGTGGAAAACTGGGCCTAAAGCTGCTGAGAGGATTGAACTGGAACACATTGAAACCACGATCATTGATACTGGTCAAGGGCAGCATTTCCAGATCTCCCAAGTCAGGTTCACCAATTAGAATCTGCCAGTCCACGGGCATTTTGATTCTGGCATCACCTATCTGCAGCACCAGGGCAGGTGCGCTGAAGCTTTCTAAAAATATCAGCGGAATGTAGTGATAATCTGGATCTTGTGGGTTGCTGTTGTCCAGGATGGCAAAACGCATGTCATCTACTTCGTCGGGCAAGTGATCTAGATCGTAGGGTTTGTTGTCAAGTGTTAAAATTCTCATGTGTTAATAATACAGTATTTGTAAAGTAAAGTCAACCATTATTTGATCTTCATCCACTCTAGTTTCTCTGCTGAGAATGGATAGTTGGCTTCTCGGTAGAACTGTTTGCGCTTGGTCAGGTGACGTTTGGCAAACTTGCAGGTGCTGGTGATGTCCCAGATTTCCACATGGTCCTTGTCTTCGGCTTTTCTAATACCACGTCCAATACTTTGTATAACTCTGACAAAGCTCTTGCCTGGCTCTACCAGCACAAGATTAAAGATGCGTGGTATGTTGATACCCACAGCAGCCACACCATAAGTGGCCACAATGATCTTGTCTGTGGCATCTGCCACCTGGTTGTATTCGTCCTGGCGGGTTTTTGACTTGGTAGCACCTGACACAAACACAGCTTTGTCTCCCAGGCGTTCGACCAGTTGTCGTCCACATTCGGTCCTGTCTACCAGTACCAGAGTGTTGCCTGTTTCATTTATCTTGCGGATCAGTTCAGCCATGGTGTCCAGTCTTCCGGACTCTTCCAACAAGTACTTGAGCTCGCTTTGATAGTCAGCGTATTCCACATGATCTACCAGTTGCACAATGTTCACATGACACTGTGCTAGAACACCTGC